AAGATCATTGATATCGGGGCTCAAAAATTCTAGCAAGAGTACCCCGGCAATATCATGGAAGCCTATCAGACTTCGGGGGATACCTTCAATGACCCGGAGTCAATCATGCGGGCTCGAAAGTCTCAAATTACCGAGGTAAATGCTCCGCTTGTTTTGGGTGTTGACCCCGGCCGGACCAAGGACAGGTCTACCTTTGTCGAGCGGCAGGGGCGGCACATGATCGGCTATGAAGCAATTATTTTGGAGCAAGCCCAAGACATTGAGTCCCCGACTCCTTGGCAAATGGTTTTGGCCGGGAAGATCGTCAATCGAATCAATGCGCGTGGCTATGACAAAGTTTTTATCGACGTAGGTGAAGGGTGGGGTGTTGTTGACCGGCTAGTCGAACTCGGCTTCGGGCAGATCGTTCAGGGAATTCATTTCGGCGGCAAGCCCATTGAGGAAGATCAATATTTAAACAAACGCGCTGAAATGTGGTGCCTAACCCGCAACTGGCTTGACGGAGAATCAGGCGAAGTTAATATCCCCGATGATGATAGACTTCACAAAGACCTGATGATGATGCCTAAAGAAAAACCGACTTCGCGTGGGCTGACTCAACTGCTTTCAAAAAGAGAGATCAGGAAGCTTTTCAAAATGTCCCCGGATATCGGGGATGGGCTTGCGCTTACGTTTGCTTATCCGGTCCGGCGAAGCATGGGGGAGAATCAACAGCGAATGAGAAAAGTAGTGAAGGCTCAGTCTCCTCTTGGAACTTTGCGGCGTATGCGTTCCGGTAAAAGTGGATTGACCAAGCGGCATTAAAAGCAGATAATGTCAAAAGATTATAAAATGTTTAGGGGGTACTTATGGGCGACCCAATCACAACAGGATTAATCATCGGCGGCTTGGGACTTGCAGGGGGAACTTTTCTTGCATCGAGAAGTTCAAAAGATGGAGGAGCCGCAAGTGTCACACCTTCAGTACCACCGTCGGTTGCTGACGATAGTGTTTCAAAAAGGAAAAGGCGTATCGGGCGTAACGCTTTGATTTTAAGCAATCAAGAAGATATTCTTGGGGGCGAAGCCAGTACAAGCCGAAATGTATTAACCGCAATTTAGGGAGATCGTATGGTCAGCCCGAACACTTTAAGACTTCAAGGAAAAAACGAAGAAGGTAATGATCTTCATCCCGCCCAATCTATTTTAGTTCGACAAGGCCGACCTAATTTTATGAAAATAATTCAACGTCAAAAAAAATTTATGAACTGCGGGAATACCCGCGGTAAACGAAGGGGGTAGATTATGTCAGCACTTTTCGGAGGGGGCGGGGGAGGCAGTACACCAGTACCGCGGCCAAAGGCACCGGCGGCACGAACGGGTTTAACTGCCGCGGAGCGCGAACGAAATCGACGTATCGGCCGGGCGGCTTTAATCAAAACCGATCAGGAAAATCTTTTAGCGGCGACAACTGGTCGTAACGTATTAACGGCGGTGTAACCATGCCACATAATACAGTCCAAGATAAGCTTGATCGTATGAAACAACTGAGGGCGCGGAAAGAACCGTGGCTTCCCTTCTTTCAAATTCTCGGCGAATTTATTCACATTCGCAAACAGAATTTCACTTCAACTCAAATTCCCGGCGATTTTTTATTTCGGGAAATCTTCGATTCAATGGGTCCTAAATCTGCCAAGACTGCGGCATCTGCTTTGCTCGGTATGCTTTGGCCGACCAATGCGAAAAAGATTCAACTCACCAAACCGAGGCAGTTAGCGGATACTTCGGAGCATAAAAAATATTATGACGATATTACCGAAGTGATTCATAAGGTACTTGACGACCCTAAAGGTCGGCTCTCGAATGCTTTGGCTGAATACATGCTCGATGAAGTTGTCTTTGGCACAAGCGGTGTTGAGCCCTTTCCCGACGACGACTTGGGAGTCCGGTACCGGGCATGGGGAATCAAGGAACTGCATATCGCAGAAGGCCGCGCCGGTGAAGTCGATACGATTTATCTTATGCTTCGCTTCACAGTTCAGCGCATGGTCTCGGAGTACGGTCTTGATAAAGTGAGTCCGCGGGTCCGAAAGCTTTATAACGACTCTCAATTTATTGAGGAAATTGATCTTCTGATTGCTATTGAGCCCCGGATTCAAAGGACCGGGACGCAATCGAATCAAGACCTTGCATTTGAAAGCACCCACATTGAAATCGAATCGCGTCATGTTTTGCGTGAATCAGGTTTTGATGAATTACCAATTAAAGTTGGGCGATTCGTAAAACTCTTGGGGGAGGAATATGCTCGGTCTCCGGGCATGGATGCCGCCCCGGATATTCTTGAGTCCAACGCGATTTGGGAATCTGTCACGATTGCGATTGAAAAAAATCTCGACCCGCCTTTGGGTGTACTGGATGATGGTCGCTTGGGCGCGGGAGAGATTGATACCTCTGCGGGTGCGATCAATGTTTTCAATGTCGCGGGTAGAGCCGGTGAAAGGAATCCGGTGTTTCAACTCAATACAGTTGGAGAGATTAAACAGACCGTAAATCTCTTGGAAAGATTGGCTCAAAATATAGCCGATCATTTTTTCATTGATCGTCTGCTTGACTTTAACAATAAGGTACAAATGACTTTGGGCGAAGCGCAGTTGAGAAATAAGCTTCGTCACAACACACTCGGGACGATCTTGACCAATCAGATTACCGATGTGTTTAATCCGGTCATTGAACGAACTTTCAATATCCTTTTAGCTAAAGGAGAACTCGGGGTTGTACGGGGGTCTGTCGAACATACGATGGCGATTTTTGAAGGGAAGAATCCGATCATTATTCCACAGCAAGTTGCTGAACTTATGGCGCGTGGGGATGATGCTTTTGGAATTGAGTATTTCACTCCTGCAATGCGAATCATTCAAGCTGAAGAAGCTGAAGGGATTTTGCGAAGTTGGGAGTTTGCGATTCTTCTTGCAGGTGTTAAGGGTGATGCTCCTGACGCTTTAGATTCTGATATTTCAATCAAGCGGTTTACTGAGTTAGCGGGCGGACCATCGACCATTCGTAGATCACAGCAAATGATTGATGTAATTCGTGAGGAACGAGACAAACAACAACAGGCCGCGGCACAAATGGAGCTTGCTAGACAAGCTTCAGAAGCCGCAAGGAATATCGGTCAGTCAGGTCTTGTTCCGACCCAAAAACAAGTTGCTTAGAGGTTGAATGGTAACGAAGGCCGCCGAAGCCCGATTAAGTGAAGAAGAAAAGAATGCCCGGATTGCGAAAGATAAACTTCGTCGAAAATTAGAAGCGGCCTTACGCCGTGATCTAAATGAGACATTCGCAACCCCCGCCGGGCGTCGTTCTCTTTATTGGTTCATGACCAGTTCCGGTTATCAGAAATACGATACCGTTGCTGACCCCGAATCCGGTGAGATCATGCCTCGAAGCAGTTTCTACAATATGGCGCGAAGAAATTTCTATTTGAATTTACGACAATTTTTGAAGAAGGATATTCTGAGGGACGTTGAACATCGAGACGATGTTATTGAAGACCTTGGATTAGACTTATTTCGATAACCCAATAAAGGAGAATCCCATGCCGCCCGAACCTGTTGTCACGCCCGCTGTCACACCCGTTGTCACACCCGCTGTCACTCCTGTTGTTACTCCCGCACCCGTTGTTCCCGGTACAGTAGCAGTTGCGCCTCCGGTTGTCCCGGCCGGACCGACATACCCTGAGATTTCTACCATTACTCCCCCGGAGTTTAAAGATAAGGGTTGGGTTACAGAAGTCAAAGACATACCCGCGCTTTTTAAAAGGGTTGATTTTCTTCAGACCAAAATCGGTGAGCGTCCGGCCGGTATCCCGCAAGACACCGCGCCTCAAGCTGAATGGGATTTGTTTTATAAATCTTTTGGTCGCCCGGATAACGCAGATGGTTATACTTTTGATAAAGTTCCTGAAGGTTTGACGGTCAATGACGACTTTCAGAAAAATATCAAGGCCGTGATGCACGAAGCCGGGGTCAATACGAAACAGGCTAAAATCCTTGAGACCGGTTACAATAAACTTCTCGTTCAGTCTGCCGAAGCACAAAAAACTAAGGCCGGTAAACTTGACACCGATTTTGATGCAATGGGAGTCAAGGTCTTCGGGGATACGGAAAAGAAAGATCAGGCTATAAAAGTCGCTCAAGCGTTGATTGCGAAGCACACGCCGGACGCGGCCAAGCCCTTTATTTCAAATCTTTCGAATGAAGCTTTAATTGTTTTGGCGTCTACACTTAACGGTGTTGCGGCGACTTACATTAAGGAAGATCAGCTTCCCGGCGGTGGCGGTCCGGTCGGTCCTCAATCTGAAGCACAAAAGCGGGAAGAAGGTAAAAGATTGATGGCAAGCGACGCATATACGAACCCGTTTCACCCGGAACATGATACGACGGTACAAAGAGTTAATGAGTTGTACGGAAATAAATCTTGAATTGTCTTTTGGTTTCAGGTATTCTTTTGTCGGTGGAGTCCTAAAGAAACTTTTAGCCCATCTGTTAATGGTTAAACCATTCGTGCAAACCGTAGCGACAACGGTTAGGTTCAACGCCCATCTTCTCCGGTGGAGTACGTTACCGAAAACTGAAATGTTTTTGAATAACGCACACGCTACTTAAAGGAGAAGATCATGCCACAGTCGATTGATAATAATCTAATCACGCAATTCTCTGATGCGTTGCATGTAAAAGCGCAACAGATCAGAGCCCGCTTGAAACCCTTCTTCGTGATGATTCCGATGATTGGGGACCGCTTTGCTTATGATGGTCTTGGCGACGTTGAGGCAAGGGAGTTGGTAGGTCGTATCAATCCCACCATTTTTGACGACATTGAACATAACAGACGCCGAATTGCTCGGAGACGTTTTGTCGTAACGCTCCCGATTGATTCCTCTGATGTTCGCGGAATGTTGTTGAATCCACAGGGTCCGTATGCCGGTGCTTCAATTATGGCTATGGAGCGGGTCTTCGACCGCGTTGGTATCGAAGCCGCAAATGCCGATGTGTTGACCGGTCGGGAATTTGGAACGATTGTCACCTTCGCCGCTGATGGTGGTAACACCGTCAACGCAACTGCCGGAGCGACCTATGTGACCTTGTTAGCGGTCAATCGTTTTTGGCGTAATAACGAAGTGGGAAATCAAATTCCCGAAAGAAAAATTCTTCTTATCACCGGAACAGAAGAAGAAGCTTTTATGCAAGAAACTGAGTTGATCAGCGGTGACTTCTCTCGGCAATTCGTTGTCGATCAAGGGGAGATCACGAAAGGTGTTGGTCTTCAGTTTGTTGTGTATGGTGCGGACGTTGCGAATCCGCTTCTTGCTGTCACCGGCGGTATCCGTGATTGTCTTGCATTGACGGAGCGTGGTTTGGTGTACGGTCTGTCCAAGACCATGAGTGTCACCATTAAGGACCGACCTGACCTTGTAGAAACAACACAAGTTCAGATCATCGGTGAACTTGGTGCTGTTCGAACGGAAGGTGTCTTGGTTCAGGAGTACCAAACAACCGCGTAAACTTTTAACCCGAAAATGCAAAGAGAAGGAGAAATATCATGGCTGTCGAAAATAAATATGTAAATGCAGACATTGTGGCCGGTAGAAAAGGCAGAGCGGTCGATGTCCACGGCGCGAAACTTGTCACGCAAATTGTGACGTTCGAAGTTGCCGCCGCAGACGACAACAACTCTATCTACCGTATTTTCAAGAACATTCCCGCAAGTGCGGTCATTCGAGATATTGAAATTCTCAATGACGTAATCACTCTCGGCTCTGACTACAATCTTGGGTTGTATCGAAACCTTGAGCGTGGCGGTGCTGTGATTGACGATAATGTTTTTGCGGATGCGATTACGTTTGTAGCGGCTCGTATCCACGGGGCAGGTATCTCCGGTCTTACAGCCGTTGATATCGCCAATGCCGGTCGAACCGTATTCGAACACGCAGGGGATACGCTCGATACCCGTGAAATTGGGTATGACATTGCGTTTACCGCCATTGTTGTAGGAACTTCGGCCGGTACGATTACGGTTAAGCTTACCTACGTCGAAGGCGCGTAAGGCTTCTGATCGGTCTGTAAAAGATTAAGAGCGGTAGGAGTCTTATAACTCCTACCGCTTTTTTACCTTAAGGAGAATCCTATGGGTCTCGATGCTCCCAATTCAGAAGTTGATATCTGCAATCTCGCTCTTGATTTACTGAAGCAAAAGCCAATCGTTGCTCTCGACCCTCCTACAAATCAAGTAGAAGAACTTTGCGCTCGTTGGTATCAGCAAAAACGCAGGGCGGTTTTGCGTTCGCACATGTGGAATTTTGCCATGAAGCGGCTTGCGCTTCTTCCCGACTCCGGTGCGACGCCTCTATTTGGATTCACTCATGCCTATAATTTGCCCTCTGATTTTATTCGCTATGCCGGACGGTTTGACGACGTTGGAAAATTGTCAAGCCCGAATCCGCAAGATCATGAAATCGAGAACGGGCAGATTCTTTTTGATGGAGCCGATAATGCGGCTATCAATATTCGGTATGTTTTTGATCAAGATATTATTTCAAAAATGGACCCGCTGTTTATTGAAGCTTTTGCTTTGGAACTGGCAATTACTTTTGCTCCTAAATTTTCAGGTACGGAAGCTCGGGTGAAAACTCTTTCAGGGTTTCGTGCTGAAGTTATTGGGGAAGCAAGAGCGATTGACGGACAAGAAAGGCCGCCTAGACGGGTACAACGCTCTAACTGGCTAAGGAGACGAAACGCCGGGTTTTCGTTGAACACCGCTGACAAATTTACAAGGTTTCAATAATGGCTAAGGAAGAAATTGCAGTCAGGAACTTCTCAGGCGGTGAGTTAAGTTCTAAAATGTACGGCCGATTCGAATTAGCCATTTCAAAAAATGGTTGTCGGCGTGTTCAGAATTTTATCACCGAGACTCAAGGTCCTGCTCGTTACCGACCGGGAACGCGGTTCGTCCATCATACCCGGCTAAATAGACTCGCAAACCTTCTGCTTTTCGAATTCAACGACGTTCAATCCTATCAACTTGAATTCACCGATGGATTTCTTCGCTTCTATAAAGACGAAGGGATTATCACATTTGATGCGGTTGCGTTGACCAATATTACGCAAGCTAACCCCGGAGTCGTAACGTCGGCCGCTCATGGGCTCTCTAATGGGGATGAAGTTTTTCTTGAAGAAGTCGTTGGCATGACCGAAGTGAACGGCAAAAGTTTTATCGTTGCCGGGGTTACAGGCGGTACGTTTGAACTTAACGACGTTGACGGGAATACAGTTGATACAAGCGCATTTACCGCTTATGTTTCCGGCGGGGTTTTCAAACACATCGTTGAAATTGTCACACCATATACTGAAGCTCTTGATCTTTTTGCACTTGATATTACGCAAACAGCCGATGTTGCTTATCTTACCCATCCTTTTTATGAACCGCGAAAATTAACTCGGACCAGTAATACCGCTTGGACTTTGAGCCGATACACGCGAATCTCAGACCCGTTTCTTAGTAAACAAGTGATCACGGGTATCACTCAAGCAAGTCCCGCGGTGGTGACTGACCCCGGACACCCTTTTCAGAATGGCAATACTGTAATTATTGAAGAAGTTGTCGGTATGGTTGAGATCAATTCTCAGCCATATAAGATAAAAAATATCACGGCCGGGACTTACGAACTTACTGATTTGAACGACGTTGATCTTGATACAACCGGTTTTGGCGCATACGTTTCTGGTGGGTTTGCTTCAGATCAAAATTTACTTCCTTCAGCGTTGACCTTCTATGAATCCCGGCTTTTCTTTGGGGGACCGGACGCGACCCCGGATAAATTTTTCGGGTCTCGCAGTCCTGAAGGTGCGGGCGACCCGAATCCGGGCGACCCACGATTTGATGATTTTACGGTTGGCACAGACCCGGACGATGCGGTCGAATTTACGATTGCCGATGCTGAAGTCAATAATATTCGGTGGCTTCGCGGTACAGACCGGCTTCTCTTTGCCGGGACTTTTGGGACAGAGGTAAAGATCACCGGTGATGGAGTAGAAGCCGCGATTGCCCCGGACAGTATTAATGTTCGCGCAGAGAATCGTTTAGGGGTTGCTGATATCCGGCCTATTAATAAAGAGAATATTGTGATCTATATTCAGCGAGGAAAAAGGACTCTCAGAAGTTTTGAGTTTGACGCCCTTGCCGACTCTTTCATTTCTGTTGATCGGAATCTTGTCTCGGAAGAAATTACTCAAGGGATTTTCAAGCAAATGACTTGGCAATCCGGCCGCCCGAATATTCTTTGGTCGGTTTTAGAGAACGGCGAATTATTGGGTTTGACTTTTAAATCGCGCGAAGACGTTTCCGGGTGGCACCGGCACAATACGAAGTCCGGTACTGATAAATTTACAAGTGTAAGCACTCTGCCGCGGCCTACTGGTTTCGATCAGATATGGGTTGTCGTTCAGCGAACGATCAACGGATTGACCCGGCATTATGTGGAATTTTTTACAGACGTAGCAGTAATTCCTAATCGTCTTGATTTTTTTACAGGTAAAGATAATAAGACTTCGGATGATGCGATCTTTCAGCGGGCAATGGCTGAAGCGCAAAAAGAGTATGTGCATTTAGACGCTTCTTTGAGTTTTGATGGAAGTGATATTCCTTTGGCATTGGGCGCGACAATTACGCCGGGGGCTTTGACCGGTAATAGCGTTACGTTTACGGCATCGGTTCCGATTTTTAAATCGACGGATATTGATAGACAGATTCGTAAAAAAAGCAATAGTGGGGGTAGGATTCGGGCGGGCTAAAATAACGGGGTTCACAAGCAGTACGGTAGTGACTTGTCAAATTCTTCAGGATTTTGATTTCACTACTGCAATACCGGCAGGGGATTGGTATCTGACAACGGATACTTTATCAGGATTTGATCATCTTGAAGGTGAAACGATTCAAGTTGTTACAGATGGAAGTGTCCATACTGATCAACTTGTTACCAACGGGATAATTACTCTTGATTTTCAGGCGGCTAAAGTTCACGGAGGTCAGAAGTTTATCGGGTTTCTTCAGCCAATGTCGATTGAAGGGACAGGAACGACAGGATCGGGGCAAACTAAAAACAAAAATGTCTATAAAGTGGGGGCTAGATTCAGCGAAACTTTATTTGCTGAGTTTGGGACAGATATCTATGAGCCTGAAGTTTTTGTTTTTAGTGAAATGCCTCTCCAAGTGGGAGACCCGACGCCCCTTTTTACCGGGGTTAAGGTTTTGCCGTATACTGATGATTGGGAAGAAGATAAAATCGTTTATATCAGGCAGACGAAGCCGGTCCCTTGCAATGTTCAACTGCTAATGCTCTTTTTGGAGGGAGATAATGATTAATGTCCGACATAATTATAGTCCCGTTCGACCCGCATCATATTCAGGTGATGGACATACGGGACATTGAAAAAGAAGCGACTTTTTCATTACCCGATGTGTATGAGAGAATTGTAGAGTCACAAAAAGGAAAAGGCGAAGCTGGAACTTTTTTATATGATGGCAGAATACTTTGTTGTGCGGGGTTTAGAATCGTATGGCCGGGAGTAATCGAGGGGTGGATTATCCCTTCAATTTGGATAAAAACCGCTCCGATTTCTTTTGCGAAATATATGCGCCGGTATGTGGAAGCGGTAGCGAAATCGTTTGGGTGCCATAGGTTTCAAACGGCGTCACCAGACGACCCGTTTCACGAACGATGGATGAAATGGATGAAATTTCAAAAAGAAGGCACAATGCGGAATTACACACACAATAGGAAAACCTATTGTCTTTATTCGAGGTTATTTTAATGGGCGACCCAATTACAACAGCATTCATAGCTACAACTGTTATCTCGGTCGGGTCCAGTATTTTAGGAGGTTTTGCCGCAAAAGACGCCGCCAAGCGCGAAGCCGGGCTTCAGGATGATCAAGCGCGTTTGGCGCAGTCGGAAGCCGCGGCCGAGGCGCAACGAGTAGCGAATCAAAATCGTAAGTTTCTGAAGCGTCAAAAATTGACATTTATAAAAGCCGGTGTGACTCTTGATGATAGTCCTCTGTTTGTACTTGAAGAAACACTTGAGGAAGGTCAGGAAGAAGTGACTGCGATTTCCCGGCGTGGTGATGCCCAAGCGCGGCTTTTTTCTGCGAGGGCTCAACAAACTCGGGGTCAAGGACGGGCGGCTCTTATCAGCGGATTTGGAAATGCCGCATCTTCAGCTTTTAATTCATTCGGACTTGGAAGAACAGCGGGGATATTTTAATGGCGCGAATTCCTAAATTTCAGCAACGACAACTTGCAAGTTCCCTAGTGGCGACCCCCGGAGTCGATACCTCTGAGTCACGGGCTTTTGAATCCACAGCGAGTGCGGCAGGGAGAGCGGCGAATGTCTTTGGTCAGCTTGCAGTCAAACGGCAAGCGGCCGCAGATAAAGCGAGTGCGAGTGAGACTTTAACTGATTTTGAAATTTCGCTTCAGCAAGCGGCACAAGAGCAAGCAACGGAATTTGCCGGAACGACAACCGAACCGCTTGAGCGTGTCGAGTTATTGAAGCAAAAAGGTGATGATCTTTTTCAACAATTCGAAGAAAGTCTGTCAACTCCGAATGCAAAAGCTATATTCGCGCAAAATGCTCAAGTTTCAATTCGACGCAGACTCGCGCAAGAAGGTAAGATCGCTTCAGATAATCAAGTTTTGGTCGCTCGGGACCGCATGGTCACAAGCCAAAACAAAATTGCAGGGTCAATTTATAATTTTGTTAGGACCCCCGGATTGACCTATGAAGACAAAAAAGCTGAACTTTTAGCGATTGCGGTCAAAGCCCCCGGCGTAATTGTCGCGCCCAATGCCAAAGGAATAT